CATCTACCTCAAGGACTCCATTGACATAAGTGAAATCAATCTTGTTAAGATCAAACTCTCTTCCAACTGAGAACGACCTATTATAGGATTGTTCCTTTTCCCCATCATGGGCTTTTACTTTACGCTTCGCCTTAATATAGACTTCGCGTTGATCAGTGTCAGTAGAAAGATCTAAATCATTTTTTACGACACCAGGTAGATCAATTTGCACGCTTAGCGTTTCTTCGTCCGACGCAAAGCGGACTTGATCTCCGGTTTTATATACTTCTTCCAGCTGGTGGAAGACAGGTGTTAAATTGAAAAAACCATCATTTCTGTAATTGGGTTGTGTGTGTATCTAGTTAGTTTCATAGTATATTTATTTATAGTATATGTATATAAAAAGGCCACAAAAAAGCTCACCGGTGAGCTTTTAACATTTTTTATTAAATTAATTATTCGTCAAATAATTTAATTACCTCTGGTTCCTCTTGTCCGGCCGGTGCTTGGGCAGGTGCCGGTGCTTGGGCAGGTTGCGGACTATTAATATTATTATACTGTGTAATAATTTTATCATCTAATTCTACATCTGATGTAGAGATAGCCGACTTATGGAAAGTCCAATTATTCTGCTTTTTATCTCCTTTGATAAATTCCATAAATAAGTAAGGAAATGATTGTACTTGAAGTTGACCACTTTGGGGATCCGGTTGTACGTGAATAATAACCGGATTATTAATAGTAATCGTAGTTTTATCTTCACTAGCAGCCTCTCCGACCACTGTCCGCCCGATATGGTCAATAATTGTTTTGATGTTCGCCATGTTAATATTTTATTCAATTAATGAAATAAATCAACTACTGATATCGTAATTCATTAGCTACGTTAGTAGCTTCTTGTAAAGCTTCTTTAGCTGGTTTTGAGAGGTATGTTGATTTATCTTGTGCATGTTCTAGAGTTTCTCTCATAATAACAACTGATCTTCTAATTTTTTCGATTTCTGGCGAGTTAATTGTTCCGTCGCCTTTATCCTCTCCCGTTATTACTTTTCGCATTATTGCTAATGTTTCTAAAATACCGCGAATCTTACCCCTATTAAATGCAGGATGAGCTTTATGTGTATTATCATCTTCCGGTCTATCTAAGTATCCGCCTGGTTGTATTGCCATGATAAACTTATTTACTAAAGAGATCAAAAAGTTCTACTGTAACATTCTCAGAAGGTTTACGAATGGTCCAATTTACGTTGTCGTAGAAGCGTTCGATAGCTTGGTAAAGAATCTTTTCAAACATCTTATCATAATTCGGTTTAAAAATATCACTAAACTCTTTAGGATAATCATATTTAAAACCAATACTATCCAGACCAAATTTATTAGGCTGCTCAACATACATATACCGGACTTTGTCCCCTGACCCAAGTGTTTCATATTTGTTTCCTGTATTTAATTTTTCGAGGAGAAGATTATAAAAATATGCAGACTTAACGTGAATGGGCATGCCTTTACATGTATTAAATGCGTTACTTTGTGATGCATATTTTTCGTACCCTTTTATACCCATAACAAAAGCTAATTCCTCTGGTACTAACCCCTTAAAAACCTCATATGTTTCGTTAAGGACTTTATTAGTCTCAGCTAATGATTGTGTACTAAGCATAGTTTCAATAATTTTTTTAGCATATGGTTTAATAGCATTAGGCATAGTAGTTCTTACAACTTCAACCCCTGTATACTTAAATTTATTTTCCTTGATTCCTTCATCATCAAGAATATGCATCACATATCGCTTTTTCTGCAAGAATACCCCAACATCAGCAATACATTCCCGTTTGAAAATAAACCGACTATCGGTTGTTAGTAAAGCTTTTTCTGCCCACTTACCTATCCCATTATTGAGATAGTCTTCAATTTCTTGAATCTTATTATAAGTTTCTTTGTGTATACGACCTTCTTTATTATCATCCCAAAACTTAATAATACCCGTGTCGACCAATGGCGCAATAGAGATATATGAAGAATCTGTATCGTTATAAATTACACATTCATCTAATTCTTTATCAGGAATGTCTTTTATTTGACTTTTTAGGAATTCTTTAATTAGCTCGTTTGAATATTTAATAACTGCTTGGCCTGTGAGAGTTACAGAGGATGCAATATCGTCATCTCCAATAGGAGCATTTTTATTACCCATATAACCATAGCACGAATTAATTAAAATCTTAATAACCATCTGTGATGTATTAAGTCGCTCTACTTCGTATTTAAGATCTATATTATTTTTATCCTTTTTAAGTTTTTGCTTTGTTTTAAACAGTTGTTTTTTAATATCTACTCGCTTATTATAATAATATTCTAAGAATTCTGGAATAATGCCTTTCTTCTTTTGGCTAAATAAGATACCTGCTTTAGATAGGGCACATTGTTCTGATTTTAAGAATTTAGCAAAGTCGGGTTTAGATAATTCGAATGATTTGCCCGATACATGTTGTATGTTAATTTTATCTTCTGTGGTTCGTTCTATTCTACCAACCTTAGTTTCAGGTGATGTGTTGAGAGAGATCATCACATTAGGATATAGTGAGTTAGCATCGAACGATACTACGTTTTTCTTAAAACCTCTCTTAGGTTCAGCTACATACGCTCCGGGATTCTTTCCCGTATTATTATTTCTTATAAAGGTCGATATAACTACATCTCTCTTACGAGCTCGAATGCATAGTGCACCGTTAATAACTTGAATCGTTCCCATCGCTCCTTCGAGAGTCGTTAGTCCGACGTACGAAAGCATTCGCAATAGAGATATATACTGTAATTTTTCTTCTAATCTGACTAACAAATTAACATCTTGAATGTTATAATCAATAAACTTGTTCCAATCTTCATCAGCTAGAGCAGCAAGACTTATACCGCCGTAATCAACTTTACGGTCTCCTAATTCCACTCCGCCGATAGCATCAAGCTTGTATGACTCTCTAAGTTTTAGACAGAAGCGCTTATACACATCTAAGTAATCCAGGCATGCAACACCGTCAATATAAAATCGTTTTTGTTCTTTACCAAATTTACCTTTAACTACTCTAAAGTGTACTCTGTTTAGTGGTGAAAGTCTATTAACAAACTCTTGTCCGAGTATTCGTTCCATACGATTTACGATGTATGGGATATCAAAAAATTCTGAGTTCCAACCACTCAAAATATCTGGGTAATCATTTTCAATATACTCGAGAAACTTAATAAACATATCTCGCTCATCTTTACACGATATATATATTAGATCGTCCCTGCCTTTACCGGTATAAGGCTTAGTGCCAAAGGTATGGAATTTTTTACTAAAACTATCCCAGCAAGTTATAACGTTTACTGGATGGGTGGGGTTGTCAATATCGGGGAAAGAGTCTACGCTATAGGTCTCAATGTCTAGAAAACAATATTTTAAAGGGTTAGCACTAAACCCCTCTTTTTCATTTTCTTGCCAATATGCATCAATCAAAAATTGTTGAGCTGCAGGAATATTTTCAAATACTCTCTTAATACCAGCGTCGCTTAAGAACCGAGATCGGTTATAAGCGTTGTTAAATGTTCTTTTCTTTAATTTTGTACCGAAAATAGAGGTCTTAGTACCACGATTGTCTTCAACATATAGATAAGGCTCAAAGGTACATTCACGCATCACTCGTTTACCTTCACTATCCCAGGTAAATAAGTTTATACAGCCCTGACGACCGTTATAGACTACATTCCGATAAGACATCTACCAAATTATAGTATAGACGTTCCTTATTGCCATGGATTACCAGGTACGAAACCTTCACAAAATTGTATTACATGACCGTGGGCCATCATCTGAAATGTTCTCTCACCCTCTTCTTTTGTTAGGTGTCCAAGTTCGACTTGTTTAAGAATCGCTGAGCCTTGCGTATATATGTATAGTGCTTTTATTGAGTTATCCGTTATTTGAAATTTGGGAAAAAGCTCCTTTTTTACAAAAACTAAATTTACTCCTGTATGGCAGATAAGTTCATACCCCTTTTCTTTTCCTAGTTTTACTAATATACCGGCAGAGGCTCCTCCATCTTTACAAGGATATATTTCTTCTTCTGGATGTAATAATTTAGAAGCTTCTATTATCACTATAGGAGGGGTATAGTCAGTAAAGCCTTCCCATATTTCATAATCAGGACCATCAACGTCGATACTTAATAATACAAAATTTTTATTATTTAAATCTTTAATATTAAATTTTTTAATTATATTATATAACGAGTCTTTGTGATTAGAATCTTTATTTATAAATTTGTTAGCTATATATTTTTTATTAAGATAGCTTAAATTCTTTTTTAGGTCATTAAATTTATCTATATCACTTTCTATAAGAATGGGTGTAAAATTACTATCATGATGGGGGCGTGGCCACTCTCTTTGCCACCTCATAAAGCTCGACGCTTCCGGCCCATCGGGATTTTTTGCGTATAGGTTATACGTATTACTTAAGTGTATACCGTCCCAGGCACCAAATTCACATACGTATCCACTCTTTATATCTAGAATATCGAAAATTTTAGCTATTATCCCATCTTCGCCATACTGGGAATATAAATTTTTTCTATATTTTCCTAATTCCATTCTCTTAGATATGTACGTTCTGAAGATTCATATGGAGTAGTTAGCGCTTCGACGTGTGCTCCAATATTTTGTGGTAATTCTAGAATTCTCTTTTCTGCAATTTCTCGTAATCTATCAATATTTTTAAAATACTTTGGTCTATTTTTAAAATTTACAATATATTCGACCTTATGCTCAAATTCTTCCGGTGTGGTGAATTTTAAACTATCGGGTGCGGTATGGTAGGTTTCCATATCTTGACATAAGCAAGGTATTCCAAGTGTGCAAGCTTCTAAGAATTTAATATCAGATTTAGCATTATTAAAGCTATTTACCTGTAAAGGAGCTACCATCAATTGCACATCTAAACTGCTTATAAATGATGGGTATGTTATTAAGTCTCTCCATGAATGAAATTCAATTTTACCATTCTGCACTAAATCACGTAATTGTGGTGGAAAGGCTCCTACAAAAACCCACTGGTATTTGTTGATTGTTTTTCTTATTATGTCCCTTATACCATACATATCATCCTTACCGCCTGTTTTATTATCTACATCGTAATGGGCTCCGGAGCCTGTATAGAGTATTCGAGGCCTTTGTCTATATTTGTTAAAACTTGTTTTTATTTTTGTTTTATTAAACAAAGATCCCATCCAGAAATTAGGTATGAAGTTTGGAATTACCGTAATTTGTTGCTGGCCTGTTCTTTCTTTATAAAGACGTTTCATAAAGTCACATGTGACTGTAACTTCGTCTGCCATATTAATAATATCGATACAATTTTGACGGATTTCATCACTATCAAAAGCGAACTTAAATTTATTATAATCAGGTATATCTTCCTTGAAGACCACATCATCTACTTCGTAAATTATTTTAAAATCATGTTCTTTTTGAATCCGCTTTAGGTGCTGTACAAATTCTTTTTGGTGAGTCGAAGCCTGTCTTTGTAGTTTTACAGCTTTAACATTTTGATACCATCTAGGATCTGCGACCATAGCGGTAGTGTCTTGAGACATACCTGCACCTGTCATATTAATAACA